CCGAAAACTACGTCGGCAGACTGATCTCGATGAGGAGAATGTCCATGCTCCATCAATTGGGAACCTGACTGAGGAAAATACTCTAATCCCGTTATGGTATCCTGTGGTGAAAACACCTCAAAATCATCGCAGGCCGAAACTGAAAGCAAAATAGTGACAGGTGAAGTCAAATTAGTATCAGGCGCCGTCAACTCATTGACAACATATAAAGCCAACGATCCATTTGCGAACGGACTAACTGGATTGTTAATGTTGAAGACAGTTGAATAAGACGCAACACCGTCAACTATGTTTGATACAGGAAGGTAACTCTGAGGTTGGTGCCAACCAACCTCAATAACAGCTTCCTTAGTTTCAGATAAATCCCAAACATGGGTCAAATTCGTGTTAAAATCGGCTCCCACGCTAGGCAGTCCAAGTCCAGGTTCGTAGACTATACGAATTCGCCCTCTATGAAAAGTGGAAGCGACAGCAGTAAACCTGAATCTCATAGTTCCCCTCCAATATTGAAAAGGGGTCGCAACCCAACTCATTGGTGTCTGATGGTATTCAAGATTGATACCAGCTGTTCCAGCCGACCTATAATGATTAGGAGTCACAAGAACAGACAACAAGCGAGTGTCAACAGTTGAAGTCTGCAACCATGGAAAAGATACGAGGTATGACTCCCGCTTGGCTATATCAACTATAGCCATCTCATCTCGCCCAGTGAGGCCAATTACACGGGGATCTACCGTGACTTCCTGCTTATCATCGAGAGTAGCCTTAAAAATGGGATCATGCTGCGTAGCAGATGCCATGTTAGGCTGAAATCGAGGATTCATAAAAGATACGTCGGAAACTATTGTTGGCTTAACGAAACCAAAAATTTGGGCAATTTTGCCCACTCTATTTGCCCCAATAGCGGAAGCCATTGCATAAGGCCCAATATAAGGAACGGACCTCAAAGCGCCAGCTATTTTAGCCAAAATGAATGCAGGACGAGAAACAACTCCTTGTCCATATTCATCGCCTGATTGTGGTACCAGACCAACAGGAGAATTGAAAGTGGGTGCTCCTAGCACGACATTCTCTGCCCATGCCATAATAGATACAGTGATAGGCTCGATCACTCCTGACACATGAGCAAGCGGAACTAATTCGCGAATTTGCAATGTGCCAGCCGAATCCAATTCGCCAGTGAGAGTCATGTCGAAGCAATTGAAGGTGTGTGTGTAAGGCAAACGCAAACACCCTCCGGTAGACGTGGTCGGATCAAGAAACAGGTGCGGATTCTGAGATGCTCGAACACAGCCCACTTCTGTAACGTTGACATTACGAAAGTCATCAAATCTGTGATCCGGCTGAACATTAGCCAACAATATCCCATAGTGAAAGGGGGTTCCATTGACCAATATTTTCACACACATATCGCACTTCATGTTTCGATAATTGGCAACCCTGTTTACGTTTCTCTTGTTCTCCCAGAAAGTCTTAAAAACTGGAATCGAAACAAAAGGAAACGGTGTGCCCACCGTCCAAGAGAAATTACCAATCCGCACAGGTCGAGAGAAAAAACGATCTAGATTAAACTCCGGTGAATCCGCGACATAGTACGTATCATCTCTCGCAGAAATAAAACCCGCCTCAAAACCAGAGTTGTCATCAGAAAACGTTGTAATGTTTGCAACAGCACTAGAGTCGGCCTCATCAGTAAGTAAAGATTGAGGTTCGTACAATAGCGTAGATCTCACAGATAGAAGGGCAAGAGCAGAAGCACGACTACAAGCAAAATAAGACTCAAGAACAGAATAAGGCAAAAATTGCAAGCAGTCGGTATCGCCAAAGGAACAGACGTTATAGTAGTCTCGGAGCCTCCGAGAAGAAAAATCGTCATAATTATGTACAGTGACAATTTCATTAAAAGAGATGTTTGAAATCTCCAGCGGGTCATCCAACCCTTGCGGTATACCGCCATATTCAATGTAGGTGTTACTAATACCCACAGTCACATCATCAGATGTGACCAAATTATTTTCATTATTTACATTTTCGAGTAATATACACAATGGGAGCTTATACTCATAGACACCCGTGTTAATGGTAATATAAACAGTGCGCAAGCCGACTTCGAAGCATACCAATCTCGAAGCAGGTAACCAATACGCACTCTAGGATATCTTTTCTACAATAGCATCATAAGTATCAAACAAATGAATGCTATGTACGGAAAAACCATGACGATGCGCAACCTGTCCCAATTGGTTGCGTTTCTCCTCATAGTATTCCCTACCCCTAGGACAAAATTCCCGAAGGGCACCGTCGACAACAGAGCCAGCCCACTCATGATCATCGATCTCGGTGGATGCTAGGCGCGTGTGCAATGACTTATATACAGAGGCCTCATCTAGCACTCCTATACGACGACCTAAATCCGCATTGTAAACATCTCCTCTTTTAAGGAAATCAACCTCCTCCAATGCGAGGTACATCGTGTGCTCCCCCTCCTTTGAAGGGGGTGTGTATTTCATACCTATAGAATTAATGTATTCAGACTTAGATATGTTATTAAAACCTGGGCAATTGACTGATACGGATCCGATATCATCATCTCCGTAAGTCATAAGTGCTATGTTCTCTCTAAAAACCTTGTCTGGATAAACAGAATGGAAAGCCATCCTGCTAATTAGAGAATTAACGATAGAATTGATATAAACTGTCAAATTGTGGCCTGACGGATTGCCACCGTGTAATTGAACTAATGTCCCATTAAATGCGAGCAACGGATAGACCACATCTGCCATGGCTGACTGCATGATCCTGATATCTCTCTCGGTGTACTTAGCACGCCGAGCAAGCTCAATCAATATATCAAAAGCGGCGGTAGTCAAAACAGAAGGCATTCGTTGATCATAAGCTGAGTAGTCACCAGCTACAATGCGCTGAGTACCGTATGTCTCAACGTGCTCCATCATCTCTCCCCACTCGCTTCCAAACGCGTTGATACCGACGGCACACTCCGAAATCAATGGATACATGCTTAGTTGCGCGGCTAATGGCAAGAAGAACTCCCTTAAAATCATCTTCTGCACAACTGGAGCGGCCTGAAAAACTCTAACTTTCAATTTGCCTATCTTCACAGCCTCATCTTTCAAAGATGCTCTAAAGACCGAATACACTCTTCGACCATCTGCGTATAAGTCCTTAACATGATCGTACGTGGATAAGATTTCATCATCAATAGCAAAATTAACAGCATGACCTGGAATCGCCCCTAGCTCCTCGCAGAACTTGGACAACTTTCCAGACAGAGGGAAACCAACTGACGTGTTTTGTGGCATTCTATTTAAAAATTTGTCTCCATCCAAGCCATTCACAATCGTCGGCATATCCAAAGGTGCCAAATCCTCGAAAGGAATGCTAGACAATCCACGCAAATAATCTTGAACAGCAACAGCCACTTCACCCGGAAAAGGACCAATAGCCGGCGTCGAAAAGCCGGCCATTGCCAGTGACCAATTGTGCCAAGAAGGCACAATTGGCGGACCCATAGGCGGAGGGCCATGCTCTCTAACCGCACCAAGAATTTCTGTGACTGATTCAGATATGTGAGAGACAAAAACCTTAGTGTGGTTCGTCACAGCTCCTTTGCAGGATCCAAGCACATCAATGACAGCGCCTTCTGGTAGAAAGTTAGTAGGGCAACGCGGAGCTACTGGTTTATCAATCATAAATCCTTCTTCACCGAGATGGGCTTCGAATAATACAGTGGGAATATCTCCCTCCTCAGCGAGAGTGGAAAAGCCAGGAATCCTTTCCAATTCTAAAATGGCTGCTTCCAATTCACTCTTCAACACAAAGCCAGAACATCCACTTTTAGTACCGGTAATACCACCGAGGTGAAAACCAGCAATATAAGGCTTCTTGGTTTCCGAAACAAAATATCCCATGCACATGCCCCGAAAAGTAGTAGTATTGAGAAAATCATAATGTGCACCAAAATAGGTGTCACACACCGTCTTAACGGGTCCAAAAGTAAGGCGCGCTTTGTCTTCGAGTACCACTCCATTGGCCTGCCTGTAGCCAAAAGAACACACCTGTTGCCCAGATAATCGGATAGTTGGGAAATAAACACTCAAATCTCTTTTAGCACATCCCCCCGGGCAATATAGCAATACCAAATCGGTTCCAGGTATCCTAACAGAAGCATCATTGGACACTCTTACTTTAAAAACATGAGAATTTCCGCTACCAATTATTCTTGGCGTAATCTCCAACACTCCATCCTCCCTGAAGAAATGAGATGGTAAAAGTAATAGATGCGTCTTGACAAAGAAACCACCAACGATACGAGTTCCAGACTTCACGAAAACAGAATTCTTTTTGCAGGTCTCAAACAAGTTCTGCCAAGTTGTCGTTTTCACTGCCTCGTGAACATTCGTCAATTTGACCTTGGGTAACCCAACCCATGAATTACCTGCAGTACGCCTGCGGATATACTCTTCCGAGTCAGGATTCAATGCGGATTGATCTTCTAGCACACCTTTTCGGGTGCGCATAAAAAGGCTCAAGGATCGAATTATGTCTAACATGATTTTCACTAACATCAGTTGACCCATAACGGGGAGAGCATTTCGAACTATATTGCGCAAATTCTGAGCTGTCGTCTGATTGGCATAACGTCTCCAATTGTCTCGAGCCCTCTCCTGGAGAATTAACGCGTTCATACCAAACAACAAACAATTCTTAAAATACAGGATATAAGTATACACCATCGCAAAAGCAAACCAAAAAGTGTTTGTTACTGTGCCCATGCCGAATGCCCAATGCAAAATCCAGGGTATGTGCGCCCAACACACATATCTCAAATCGGCATATGAACGCACCAGCAACCAATACACAAATCGGAAGGAAAAAACTTCTCTGAGCAAAGGATATAAATAATCATTCAACATTGGATCGCCTGTACCCATCGGATGACCGGGATCTGCAAGCAGAATAGCTCCCTCATTTTGAGCCGCATCCACGCTTTCTTCTTCGCCATCTTGCTCTTCATGTGCACAAACACAACCTAAATCAAGGTTGAAACACTTTGAGCAAATATGAACATCGTGATGCATAACGGTCTGGCGCGAAACAATAAGTTTCTGTGTATCCGTGTGCAATTTTGCTGCGATAGCAATATACTTCGCTGCATCCAGAAGTGTGACTTCCTTCAAGAACATCTTTCTCACCTTACAAAAAACTGGTGCAAAGACAGCGACGTCCGGTTTGCCCTCACACGGATTCTTATCAGAGACGCACGATTCAACGGTTAACAACCACATGTCTGGATATAACGCTTCAGAACCGCTCAGAGTGTCACAAAAGGCTCTCGCCTTCTCAGGGTCCAACATCAAACTTCCACCAGTAGAGGGTTTAGCATATTCGGGTTTCACCTTGACAGAAATCCGAATATCCAGTCTTCTCAATATAGATACAGGTTCATTGGAATAAACACTAGCCAATAAATCTGGAACGTTGGTAGTAATTAGCAAAGTCAAAGGTCGGATGGGTAATTTACCCTTTGATTCAAGGTCCGCCATTATAGCGTGCTCGACGTTATTGTTGTTATACTTAATCAAATCCCTCAGTGGGGATTCTTTAGTGTACGCAGGTTTAGTATTACACACATCGTCTAGTACAATAGTTTCTGTATCTACCTTAAAAGTGGAGAAGAATTCATCGCCCTCATTCCACGTCACTTTCTTTGCCTGATCTCCAGTTCCACCACTGGCCTTTACGGCAACCATATTGAGAATGCTACCGATACTAGTCTTACCAACAGACGACGGTCCGCAAATGCAGAGGGTGTACGGAGCACGTCTCATAGCCCCCGAATTATGCCTCCTATCGAAATCGTTCCACATTTTCTCAACTAGAGTTATCTTATCCCACACAAGTTTCTTTTCCAAAGTATTTTGCCTGATAGACGAACACAAGGTCAATAAGTAACCAGAAATGTCAGAGTGCAATAATGAAAATTCCTCATATGTCGTACCTGCGGCCTCCCAATCACCGTCACAAGCCAATGGGCACTGGCGCATGAACTTAATCATTTTTTGATCGAAGGAGAAAGCTTCAGCATCATTAAAGAGAATGGGGCGCAACGATCCTTGTTTGAAACACATGTAGCCAACCTCTATAAAATAAGTGGTTGCTTCAAGAACCATTTGAGAGATATCAACAATATTCGAACTCTCCACTCGCTTCCGCAAATTATCAGAAAAGATGGGAATGCCAGCTAAGGAAAAATCCATTCCCACAGCCTTGCACATGCCAGTACTAATAATGATAGCTATAACGTCAGTAACTCTTTTGAACAATTTCGAAGATCGTAAGCTGTTCCAGTCGCGTAAAGCCGATTGGAAGAGTGAGACGATCTTCTCCATAGATTGAGGTTCATAATCGTCATCAGAACCCATAATGTTTAAAAAGTACTTCACAATACCCTTCGACACACTGGTATTATAATAACACTTCAAATGCAAGAACAACAAGGAGCCAGCGTTGACAAGCGAGGTGCTTGTAATAAGACCAGTAACTAAAGCCATCCACTTTTCCACATTGTTGCTATCGCAAGCAAACAGGGAAGTGGCCATATAACTGTTCCGTACTAACGCGCCAGTGGCAGATAAATGCACGGGCACGGACCGCCATAATCGCAAATCGCGCCTGAATGGTTCGGAAACCACTCTCAAAAACCGATCTAGCGTATCGACGAACTCATTCCTTATAGAAACGAGCGTAAAAACGAATCTGAATAAACGAGGTGCGTGCACAAAAGCAATTTCCAATAGGAAAGCTGAGTGCCAATAGCCCGTAACATCGCTAGTCATAAAGCCGAAAAAAGGCATCCACTGGGTTCCGTTATGTGGAACATATTTGTCCAATTTCCGCTCCACAACCTCGATGGGTGTGGCAAAGGCACTCTTATGTGCGTTCTTACACGCACGAGTCTTACTTCGCAAGACTTTTAAGTTCCTTTCCAATAACTTTTTCTTTCGGTTATTTTGCGCTTCGCGCTTGCTTTGTGCGTACTCGCCAGATTGTGGGGAATATACCCCACAATGTAAATTTATATCATAAATTTCTTCAATCTCAAAGAGAATGGTCAAAAGAAGGACGAACAAGGATTCCAAAGGGAAAAACAGAATGGAAGTTTGAATCATGTTTATGTTAGACAAACTCCACCCTATTTCTCACCTCTGAAATCCCAAATGACAATTAAGTCAATCGGTATTTCAAAGGTGCACACATAAATTTACTAAGAACCATCAAAATGGTTCCCTTAACGGCAACAATCCTACTAAGTAGTCGTAATAAATTACAATAGCTCGCAATTGAGTCTGGATTCATGAAGTCCAGATACAATTCCCGCAGAACTATTATCTAAATCACAATATATTGCTAATGAGTGACGAAACCCCGTTGAACGCTCACGCTAGGGCGTTCACCTGGGAGGTGAAAATGGCACTACCTTTCTTGAAGGTCGTAGTGCTAACCTGGCCACAATGGCAGATGAATTCGTTCACTTTTTCCGAAAAGCGAGAATAAACAACATAAAAACGAGTAGTATATTACTACTATAGATCTAGTTCTGATCAGTCGGTGTACAAAACACCATGAAATTCCCTTGGCAGATTAGCCAAGGACAAGTACTTCTAACTTTGTTTTAGTTGTAGGCGACATGTGATGGACATTATTTTTTAGTCCAAGACACAGTTTAAATGAGTGTAATAATACTTGGTGCTAGAGAAATATCTCATAACACTAGAGCATGAACTCGGATAATACTCGCACAACGAAAAATCAATATAATTAAATATGTAACTTCCGTTATGTCTTCCAATACAATACCGGATGATGGTAGAATCATCAAATATTACCCTAACCCCTGTATAATATTTGGGGTTAGGGTAATATTTGATGATTCTACCA